ACGAAGATCGAGCAGAAGATGCTTCACTTCTAGGAAAATCAAGTTTAATGAGAGCAGGTATTGGTATGGGTGTTAATGGCAACCATATGAATGATGCTACTATTGTAAGAAGATTCCATCTATGGGGTCGTAAAAACGGTATTGAAACCGCTACGATCCATGATGCGTTCTTTACCAACATAGGACTGGCAGCAAAGTCCAAGTATGCGCTTAGAGAAATCTATGCTGATGCTCTTGATGGTGATACAATAGAGAAAACTTTACTGGCATTAAAGGATGAGGGTATGTCGAAAGAGACATATGACAGACTTCGCCAAAAGGCTATTGAGGATGGCTTAATTAATCCTCGAAACAAAATTACGAGAAAAGATATACTGGCTCCTATTCCTAAAGGAATGGATTGGTATGGTATTGGACCGTAAGAGTTTACGTTTGTAACTAAACCCTAAAAAATTAAATAATTAAATGGCTGTGCCAAAGGAAAATAAAGATGAAAGTAGATAAGTTCGGAAACAAAGAGTTCCTCGATGATGGTACCACACTTAACCCAGAGTTTCAAGCCGATCAGGTTGATAATGCTGGTGCAGGTACTAACAATAAAGATACAGAAGACATGATCAATCGTATGGTTGAGGAGCGTCTATCTAAGATCAAACTAAGTTTAGATAAAGCATACCAAGAGCGAGACAATGCTGTTAAAGAGCGTGTTCGTTTAGAGGATGAAGCTAAACAACGTAAGATGAAAGCTTTAGAGGACGAAGGTAAGCATAAAGAAGTTGCTGAGATGAAGCTCGCAGAACTCACTGAAAAGCTTGCGTTAGCCGAAAGTAAAGTAACTGAACTCACCCGTGATGGTGCAGTTCGTAATGCATTAACTGGTCTTGATTTCCGTAATGACCGATCTAGCCAAATGGCTTATCGTGATATTATCGATCAACTCATCCAAGATCCAGAGACTGGTGCATGGATTCACAAATCTGGTGTATCAATCAAGGATTTTGTAGGACAATATGTAAAGAATGATGATAATTCTTTCCTATTTAAACCTAAATCTAATTCAGGGGGTGGCAGTAACAATATGAACGGTACTCCCAAACTCGATCCCAATAAAAAGATTACTGAAATGACTACTGAGGAAGTGTTAGCACTTGCTGCAGGAGGTAAATTAGGTAATTTTACCCTTTAAAATCATAGGAGATTTTTTAAATGATTAATCATACAATGTTCCAAAACGTAGCTATTGCTATTTCTGCATATGCTGATGAAATGTACACAAACGCCAAGAAGCTTAACAGCACTGGTATCGTTGGTACTGATGCCCGTATTGACCCAACAGGCGAGAGCTTCATTGGTCAAATGCGCTGGTACAAACCTCTAGCTGCCAACATTAACGTTGCTAGCTTATCTAGCGCTAATGAAGGCAACTACACTGATGTGTCAACTGAAATTGCTGACTACATCAAGACAGTCCGTACATTCGGTTCACAACAAGTTAACCTCCAGCAAATCGTTTCTCAACAAGACGGTCTCTCTAAAATCGCTCGTGACTTCTCTGAAGTTCGTAGCCAAGACGAGTCTGACTCTATCGTATCTACACTCAAAGGTGTAGCTGCTTATGAAGTTTCTCGTGGTGCTGGTATTGTTGGCTATGACACAGACGCTGATGGTTCTACTGTTGGTAACTTCGTAGACATTAACGCTGCTGGTGTATTCGGTGCCGCAGCTGCTACTTCTGCTTCTGATCAGCGTAAGCTATTTGATGCTACCGCTATTGGTGCTGCCCGTGGTCAACGTCTATTCCAAGCTCTTGGTATGGCATTCAAAGACTATGAGCCTGACTTTATGTACATGATCACTTCACCTGAAGTTTTAGCTGAATTACGTGCTGCTAACTTAGTAGACGTAACTACAGTTACTGATGGCAACTTAACATTCCAAACCGTATTCGGTGGTAAGTTCCGTCTAATCCTCAGCCGTGTTGCTCAAGGTGACCTCTCAGCCTCTGCTAACGTAAATGATCGTTCTACTAAGACTACATTCATTTGCAAGCCAGGCGCTATCAGCTTTACAAATATTGCTGTTCCTACACCTGTTGAAGTTGACCGCTCTGCTGCTTCCTACACTGGTGGTGGTTCTACATCTATCTGGTATCGTTATGGCTTCGTTGTACATCCAATGGGTTACGACTGGGCTGGCGCTACTAACGCTTTTGCTACCAACACTGCTTTTGCAACTGCTGGTTCATGGGCACGTAAGATGAGTGCATTGAACTTAGGTATTCTACCTATTCTCCACGCTTAATCTATTAGGAGGAACTGATGGCACTAGTCCTAGGTACAAACACATATGTAACTATGGCCGAAGCTGATGCATACTTTGATACTCGCATTGATGCGGGTGCATGGTTAAATGCTCAAGACGACGACCAGGAGTCAGCATTAGTGACTGCAACTCTTATACTTGATGAAAATCAATTTATCGGTGTTGCTGTCAGTTCCACACAGAGTCTTGCGTGGCCTCGTAAAGGGGCTTATATTTTTGATCCTAGATTAGGACAAGAAGTTAACTTTAGTGTGAGTGAAATTCCAAAGAGAATGAAACAGGCTGTTTTAGAAATGGCTCATCATTTATTATCCAATGAAAATTTGTTAGATAATAAAACACAAAACTTTGAAGAAATTTCAATTGGTACTATTACATTGAAAGATAGTAATAATGACACAACTAGAACTCCAGTAGTTCCTAGTATTGTTAGAAAATACCTAAAACCACTTTTAGTAAACCAAGGTTCTACTCAATGGTGGAGGGCAAACTAAATGTCCCTCAAATCAAAAGTACAAAAATCCGTGGATACTGCCTTTGAAAAATTAAAGGATCTTTCGGTTACTGCTACTTTTGACAACAAGATCGTCAGTGGATTTAATTTTGCTACTGGTTCGATTGTAAAAACGGATCAGACATACACCGCTCAAGGCTTTTTAGGTACTAGTAAGTCCTTTGAGTCTGGTATTCCTGTTACTACAACTTCACTCACAATTAAAAGTAATCCTGCAATTAACTTCGATAGCTATTCACGGGTAACCGTTAATAATGTGGAATATGGTTGTAACGTTATTTCAAAGGATGAGTTTGTTGTTGTACTCTCATTAGCAGGAGTATAATATGAGTATGTATAGTAAATTAAAGTCAGACATATATGGTTTATTCGCTTCAAGCGCATGGACAACAACTGGATACAAAGCTTATCCTGCCAACTATAGTGGAACAATAGACACTACTACTTCTTTTATTAGAATTAGTATTCTACCAGGAAGAGGCACTGTTGATGCTCATGGGTTTAAAAAGAAATTCTCAGGTATGTTGATACTATCGATTTTTGTCAAGGCAGGTAATGGTGATGCAGAATTGTTCACTATTGCTGATACTCTAGATTCCCTATTTCAAGGTAAGACTTTGACAAATGGAACCCAATTTGGCGCAAGCACAGTAATGAAGCTTGGCCTTGATCCCGCAGATAAATCTCTTTATCGTGGTGATTATTCAATAAATTTTAAAGCTTATGGAGATTAAAACACATGGCACATATTACATCAATCGGAGCTGGTATTTTCTCAGCAATGGCCGTAAATACAACTGAGATTACTGATCTCACAACTGTAGATACATTAGCAGAACTAGTAGCTAAGTTTGCTACTACTGGTTCTTTCACTGAAATCAAGAACGTTCGTGAATTCCCACAAATCGGTACACCAGCTAACATCGTTAACGTACCTGTTTATGGTCAAAAGACTTCTAGCCAGATTCAAGGCCAGTCTGATTCACCTAACTTAGAGATTACTCTAAACTACATTCCTGCTGACTGGGCACCATCCTCAGCACTAGGCGCTTTAGTAGGTAATGGTAAGATCTATGCTTTCCAGTTCTCTATGCTAAATGCTAAACCAGCTGGTTTAAATACTACTGCAGGTTCTACTGGTCTAGGTTCTGTTGACAACTCTAACTTCTACTTCGTTGGTAAAATCGAAGCTCTATTAGTTAGCCCACAGTTAACAGATGCTAACCAAGCTACACTAACATTGTCTTCACAAGGCGGCTTCTTCGGTCCTGCGACTGTTGGTCTCGTCTAATGACAATTTGGGCTAGTTTCTAGTCCATTTACCAGGGGACGCTAAAGAGAGATCTGAGGCTCCCCTTGGTTGTATTTATAGTATATATTAAGGATAATTATGATTGA